CAAAACTCTTTTCAACTTGCATCGTGTAAAGAAATCTGATATAGTATATGTAGTAGAGTCTTCGTTTGATGTAATCAGACTTGACCAATTGGACATACCTGCAGTCGCAACGCTTGGGGCCAATGTCTCAGGAAAACAAATAGAATTGCTTCAGAAGTATTTCAATAACATTCTTGTTATTGCAGATAATGATGAGGCAGGAGGAAACATGAAAAACAGGATAATTGAAAAACTTGGATCTCGTGTTTCCGTTATACAACTAAATAAACAATACAAAGACATAGGCGATATGCCAGACGAAGAAATTAAAAGTTTAAGGTCTTCGTTTGACAAAACCATAGAGTCTATGCTAAACTAATACAAACACACAAAGGAGAAAAAATATGAGCATTGTAAAGGGAATCAAGAACATTAATGCCCTGCTCGATAGACCAAAGTATGAAAACGAAGGGCCAAAAGTAAAGTGGCTCAAACTAGCAGACGGTCAGTCTGTAAAAATCCGATTCATTGAAGAACTTGATGAGGACTCTGCAAACTATGCAGAAAAGCGTGGCTTAGCACTTGTTGTTAAGGAGCATGTAAATCCAAAGGACTACAAGCGAAAGGCTGTAGACACAATGGAAACAGAAGGCCGTGACTGGGCAGAAGAAATGCACCGTAAAGATCCAAAGGCTGGATGGCGTGGCCGTCTTCGCTTTTACTGCAACGTCCTAGTTGACGATGGCATTGAAGCACCATATGTTGCTATCTGGTCAATGGGTATCAGCAAGCAATCATCATTTAATACAATTCGTGAGTATGCTCTTGAAACAGGAAGCATCTCAAACGTAGTATGGAAGTTAAAGCGTAATGGTCAGGGTACTGAAACTAATTACACACTAATTCCATCAGCACCAGATAAGGAACCATTTGATTGGAAAGATATCGAACCTTATCCTTTGGAGTCAGCACTAAAGAAGATTCCATATGCGGAACAAGAAGCGTTCTACCTGGGCTTTGATGGCCCTTCAGTAACTTCATCTACCAACGCTGATTGGTAAGATGAACTACGTAGGCCTACATGTCCATACCCATTTTAGTTTGTTTGATGGGATTGCTACTCCAGAAGAATACGTGAACCGTGCAGTTGAGTTGGGGATGCCAGCAATTGCTATCACCGACCACGGTACTTTATCTGGGCATAGGGAACTGCACCGTATTGCAAAAGCAAAGGGCATAAAGCCAATTCTTGGGCTAGAGGGATACATGTGTGCAGACATATCTGATACACGAGATAAGTCTGAAAGAGAAGGTCAACAAGATCTTGTCTACAATCACATTATCCTTCTAGCCAAGAATCAAATTGGTTTAGAAAACCTCAACAAGATTAGTGAACTATCTTGGACAGATGGTTTTTTTAAAAAGCCACGATTTGACTTTACTATTTTAGAAAAATACAAAGAAGGAATTATCGTAACATCTGCTTGCCCAAGTAGTGTACTTGTAAAAGCGTTAGAAGAAGAAGAATTTGCTCTTGCTAAGAAATATATCTCTTGGTTTAAAGAACGGTTTGGCAATGACTACTATATTGAAGTAATGCCACATAACGAACCCCACATAAATAAGTATCTTATAGAATTAGCAGACGAATTTGGAATTAAGGTTGTTGTTACTCCAGACTGCCACCATGTTGATTCATCACAAAAAGAAGTTCAAGAATTTAAGTTGCTTTTAAATACACATGGCAAGTTTGTAAAAGATGCTACATATGAAAAATCAAAAAAGAAAAAAGACATGATGGAACGACTTGACTATCTTTATGGCGAAGACCGTCAGATTACATTTAACAAGTTTGATATTCACCTGCTCTCATATGAAGAGATTAAAGCAGCCATGGAATCGCAGGGTATTGATAGACCAGACATATACTCAAACACACTCCTATTAGCAGATACAGTAGGAGACTATGGCATTCAGGAAGGTCTCAATCTTCTTCCAGTACAGTACAAGAGCCCTGATAAAGAACTTGCGAAGGTTGCTATGGAAGGCTTGGTTGAACGAGGATTGTCAGAAAAACAAGAGTATCTTGACAGACTTGAAGAAGAATTACAGATTATTAAAGACAAAAAGTTTGCACCATACTTCCTTGTTGTAAGCAACATGATTAACTGGGCCAAGAAGGAAGAGATCATGGTTGGTCCTGGTCGTGGCTCATCTGCTGGTTCTCTAGTTTGCTACGCATTAAAGATTACGGACATTGATCCTATTGAGCACAAACTTTTGTTCTTCCGTTTTATTAACCCAGAGCGTAATGACTTTCCAGACATTGATACAGATATTCAGGATACTCGTCGTGAAGAAGTAAAAGATTATTTAGTTAGACAGTATCGACATGTTGCATCTATTGCTACCTTCCTTGAATTTACTGGTAAGGGGATTGTCAGAGATGTTGCACGAATATTAAACATTCCTCTTTCAGATGTAAATAAAGTATTAAAGACGGTAGACTCCTGGGACGATTATTGTACATCAAAATCAACATACGAGTTTCGTGAAAAGTATCCAGAAGTAGAAGTTTACGGAGAACAACTTCGTGGTCGTATTCGTGGAACAGGCATACATGCAGCAGGTGTAGTAACAAGCAAGGAGCCAATATTTAGATATGCACCTCTTGAAACTAGATCTTCTACTGGATCTGATGAAAGAATTCCAGTGGTTGGTGTTGATATGGAAGAAGCCGAAAGGATTGGCTTGATTAAGATTGATGCATTAGGACTTAAGACTCTTTCAGTTCTTAAAGATACTATTGACATAATTAAAGAGCGAGATGGCAAGAAGATTGACCTTCTTAAAATCAAGATGGATGATGCAAATGTTTATCAGATGTTATCAGACGGATACACAAAAGGTGTGTTCCAGTGTGAAGCAGCACCATACACAAACCTTCTTGTTAAGATGGGCGTTAAAAACCTAAACGAACTTGCAGCATCCAATGCTCTTGTTCGTCCAGGTGCTATGAATACCATTGGAAAGGACTATGTTGATCGTAAACATGGTCGTCAAAATATATCTTACACACACCAAGTACTAAAAGAATTTACGGAGGACACATATGGCTGTATTCTTTACCAGGAACAAGTTATGCAAGCATGCGTACACCTTGGCGGTATGTCCATGTCGGAAGCAGACAAAGTTAGAAAGATCATTGGAAAGAAAAAAGATGCTAAAGAATTTGATCAGTTTAAAGAAAAGTTTGTAGAGGGAGCATCCAAATATATTACACCGCATGCTGCTTTAGACTTATGGCATGACTTTGAGGCTCACGCAGGGTACTCATTTAATAAGTCTCACGCAGTAGCGTACTCAACCCTATCCTATTGGACAGCATGGTTAAAGTATTATTATCCACTTGAGTTCATGTACTCAGTGTTAAAGAATGAAAAGGATAAAGATGCAAGAACTGAATACCTTATTGAGGCAAAAAGAATGGGCATTAGCGTTAAGTTACCTCACATTAACGATTCGGATATCGATTTTAAAATTGAGGGTAAGGGTATTCGGTTTGGGCTCACTGCTATCAAGTTTATATCTGACAAAATTGCAGAAAGATATATTACAGCACGACCATTTAGTTCTTACAAAGAACTTGAAGAGTTTACCTTTACAAAGGGTAATGGAGTAAACTCTAGGGCACTTCAGGCACTGAAGGCTATTGGTGCTGCAACATTTCTAGATAATCCAAGGGATGATAAAGCAATTAAAGAAAATCTTTATGAGTTTTTAAACCTTCCAGAGTTTAATATCACAATACCTTCTCACTACTATGCATTTATTCAGGATATTGTTGACTTTGAAGAAAAGGGATCATATATATTTATGGGTATGGTAAAATCAATTAAACGAGGAACAGGATGGTCACGAGTTGAAATTTTGGACAAGACTGGGTCTGTGGGCATATTTGATGATGAAAATACAACTATTGAGACAGGTCGCTCTTATTTGGTTCTTTGTAATGATAATCGGATTGTATCTTTCATTCCGTCTGAAGAAATAAAAGAGTCATCTCATGCTCTTGTTAAGTTTTTAGGATACAAACAGTTACCATTCAAAGATGATGAAATGTTTGTGGTTTCCTTTAAGCCAAGAGTTACTAAGGCTGGAAAGAAAATGGCGTCACTTACACTGGCAGACACAAAGAGAGATCTTCATTCGATTACAGTGTTTCCAACATCTTTTCCAAAAGCATATATGCATATCGAAGAAGGAAAGTATTACAAGTTTGATTTTGGCAAGACTAAAGACGGAACCGTAACATTGGAGGATGTACATGTCAGTTAGTATAGAAGAAGCATTAGCACAGTTAGACCCTAAGTTAAGAAAAAGATTAGGCAGTGGTGTAGGTATCAACTATGAGTATCAGCCTACACCTAGTTTTGGTTTAAACCGTGCTCTTGGTGGTGGTCTACCATACGGAAGACAAGTGCTTATCTGGGGCTCAAAGTCGTCAGCAAAGTCTTCTATGTGTCTTCAGATGATTGCTCTAGCACAAGCAGAAGGTAAACTGTGTGCCTGGATTGACTCAGAGATGTCATACTCAGAAGACTGGGCTAGAACTTTAGGGGTAGATCCAGAAAAACTAATCTACTCGCAAGCAAGAACCATTAGCGATATGGTAGATGTTGGCGTTGGACTTATGAATGCTGGTGTAGACCTAATCGTGGTAGACTCTATTACATCAATGCTTCCTGCAATCTATTTTGAAAAAGATACAGATGAAATGAAAGCGTTAGAAAATACAAAACAGATTGGAGCAGAATCCCGTGACTTTAGCAACGCATGGAAAATGCTTAATTATGCTAACAACAAAGTTAAGCCTACTCTTCTTGTTCTCATTAGTCAGTCTCGCAATAATATTAACGCTATGTATACTAGCCAGCAGCCTTCTGGTGGTCAGGCTACTAAGTTTTATTCTTCTTGCATCATTAAGTTATTTAGTTCCGAGTCAGACAATCAAGCGATTAAAGGAAAGATTAAGGTAGGAGATAAATTAATTGAAGAAAAAATTGGTAGAACTATTAAGTGGGAACTCCAGTTCTCCAAAACCTCTCCAGGGTTCCAGTCTGGTGAGTATGATTTTTATTTTAGAGGTGACGATATTGGTCTTGACACCATCGGTGATCTGGTTACTACTGCTGAATTAAATGGTATTGTAGAGAGAACAGGTGCTTGGTACATCCTTCCTGACGGTTCAAAAGTCCAGGGTAAAGAAGCATTTGTCAATCGGGTAAGAGAGGATCTTGACTTGCAAGAATCAATTAAGTCTAGGTTAAATGACTAACTACAGCATATACGAAGGAAAGTTTCCTTGTAAGACTTGTAAAAAAGAAGTAAAAACAATGAGAGTTTATATGGAAACTGGCATGGCTTCTTGGATGTGTTCAGATAAACATTTGTCAGAAGTCATGTTATTTAAAAAAGGATATAAAAAGGTAAAAAAAAATGACTGAGAAAAGCGAGAGTAAAAGAATTGGTGCCAAACAGCACAAGAATTCTGGACGCAACACTCAAAAAGGTGATGCCTCTTGGAAAACCTTTGTCGTAGACTTTAAAGAGGTAGGTAAATCTTTTACCTTAAACAAAGATGTTTGGGCAAAGGCTACCACCGATGCTATGAAGAATGGCAAAGACCCAGCCATCGTTGTCGTGATAGGCGAGGGTAACTCTAAAGTCAGACTTGCTATAATTGAAATGAGCATACTAGAAGATATGATGGAGGAATAATGGAACAGCAACAGACAACAATAGAGATGGTAAATGGTTTGGCAGAAATAGCAGACTATATGCAGGATGAGGAGTTGACTACAGCCCTTACCTTTATAGCCAAGATCATTATCAAACCAGACATACCACTTAATGTGGCAACAGTTGAAATAGTTCGCTTACAGGCAATCGCTGCAAAGATGTCATTAAAGGCTACATGGATGGCCAATGTTGACAAATCTGACAGGGGAAAGAAGAATCTTTACTATACTGCAGCGGAGTCAATTAACAATCTTGTATCTGCCCTAAAGTATATAATCCGATAATCTGCTATACTTATAGTACTAGAAACGAGATATAATGACAAAAAATTTACTACATACAGTTATGATAAAGCCAGAAGAAAAGCCAGTCCACTCGATGGATGTTGCTGCCCTTGTTGAAAAAATCAGAGAGGGCTATACTATTAACAGAGTAGATAAGCATACAGTCAAAAAGACTTTTGCCCCTTCTACCATTGCCTACGGTCATGGAGAGTGTGCCAGATATTGGTACCTTGCTTTTGATGGACAAACATTTGAAGACAATGCCGATGCATACGCTGCAGCAAATATGACTGCTGGAACATTGTCTCATGCAAGAATTCAGAGTGCAATGATGAACTCTGGAGTTGCAAAAGTATATCGTAATGATGAAAATGAAGCAACAACAGAGTTTAAGATCAGACATGACGACCCACCTATCTTTGGATATGGCGATGTTATGCTTGATTGGCAGGGAGAAGAACTCATTGGTGAAATTAAAACAATGATGAATGAAGGGTTTGAATATAGAAAGGCAGCAGGTAAAGCCAAGACTGGCCACCTAATGCAATTACTTATCTATATGAAAATCTTAAAACGGCCAAAGGGTGTTATGATTTATGAAAACAAAAATAATCATGAACTTCTTTTGATTCCCGTAGATGTAAACGATCATTACCGTCGGTGGGTAGACCAGGCATTTGATTGGATGAGGACAGTTCGAAAGGCATGGGAAAATAAAACTTTACCAGTCAAGAACTATAGGTCCAACTCTAAGATATGCAAGTCATGCCCAATTAGAAAAGCATGTGAGTCTGCAGGACAAGGTGTAATAAAGATTGCACCCCTGGAGATTCTAAGTGAGACATTGTAACTTTTGCGATAAACAATTTTCTCAGTCTGTATCTTACCAGATATATTGCTCTCCCGAATGCAGAGAACTTGCAACAAAAGAAAAAATTGCTGCAAGGTATATGCAATCAAAGAGAATGAAAAGAAAAGGAAAGACAAGGTTGTGCAAATCTTGCTCTATGCCACTGTCGATATACAATGATTTTGCAGTATGCTCATCTTGTTCGGTAAATCCAGAAGCAGTAGTCAAAGCAATTAAAAAGATTAAGGACAAAACAAATGGTAAAAAATAAGTGGGGTCTAGAAATAAAGCCAGAGACTATTTGTGCCATTGACGCTAGTACTAATAGTCTTGCTTTTGCATTATTTTATGAAGACGATCTTGACTCTATAGGAAAAATATATTTTGAAGGAAACAATGTATACGAAAAGGTTATGGATGCTGGTAAAAAGGTAAAAGCATTTTTTGATATTTACGGTGGGTTTGAGGCAATTGTAATTGAGCACACCGTGTTTATGAATAGCCCAAAGACTGCTGCAGATCTTGCATTGGTGCAGGGAGCAATACTTGGATCAGCAGGGCAAACTGGTACAAAGGTTATAGGAAAAGTTTCTCCCATTACTTGGCAAAATTTTATAGGTAATAAAAAAATATCTAAGGATGAACAGTTGTTTATTCGTTCACAAATACCTGGAAAGTCTGAGTCTTACTATAAAGCGCATGAGCGTATGCTTAGAAAAGAAAGAACTATAAAGTTTATTAATACAATCTATGATAGAACTATTACTGATAATGATGTCGCAGATGCGTGTGGCATTGGTCATTGGGCTATAAAAAACTGGGGTAAAGCAATTGGAGTTGACAAATAACATCATGGCTGCTAAACTATATACATCACAAGTTTTTATGCGTAAGCGTTATCTTATGGACAAAAAGACTCCAGAAGAGATTGCAAAGGAGTGTGGGGTAAGCGTGGAAACTATTTATGTGTATCTTGCAAAATTTGGATTAAGGAAGTCTAAACGATGAGTAAAACAAAAAAGATTATTTTAGCAATTACCGTGGCTAGTTCAGTAGGCATAGCCTATGTTGTTAATTCCTTTAAAAACTTTCCAGATATTTTTGACTTAAGTGACGAGGAGGACGAAGATGAGTTCTGAGACACAGTTTACCATTGCTCAAGTTTGTGATGAGATTAAAGAGATGCTGATTGCAAAAAATAAATCTTATGGAGATTCTGCTCTCAATCCTGTTAGAGTTTTTGCTACATCAGACAGTGTAGAGCAACTGCATGTTCGCATTGATGACAAACTTTCTAGAATAACTAGAGGTGGATCTTATGTTGGCGATAATGATTTAGATGACCTAATCGGTTATCTCATACTGCTAAAAATAGCAAGGGAATTAAACAATGTCAACTGAAGATGATCTAGTTAAACATCTTGATCAAGTTAATCAAGTAGTAGAAGAATACCTAAAGGGCAATGACCCTACAGTAATTTCAAAGCAACTGGACATACCAAGAACCAAAGTCGTAACCCTTATTAATGAATGGAAGGTCATGGCATCTGCCAACGACGCTATTCGTGCTCGTGCTAAAGAAGCACTTGCTGCTGCAGATACACACTATAGCAAACTTGTATCTCGCACATACGAAGTTATTGATGAGGCATCAATGACTAATAATCTTAGTGCAAAGACTGCTGCAATTAAACTTGTAATGGACATTGAGTCTAAAAGAATTGACATGCTACAAAAGGCTGGCCTTCTTGAGAACAAAGAACTTGCTGAAGAAATGATAGAGATTGAAAGAAGGCAAGAAGTTCTTGTGGGAATTCTTAGAGACATAGCGTCAGAACATCCTGAAGTAAGAGATATTATTATGCAGCGACTATCTGCTATTGCAAAGCAAAACGAAGTAGTAACGATTGTATCTGAATCAATTAGTGAGCAGTAATGTCAGACTTTGATGATTTTTTAGAAGTTCTTAAAAGCAATCACTTTGAAGAAACCCCAGTAAACGCAAAGACATTTGTTGAGTCTCCAGACTATCTTGGTCAGCCACCACTTTCAGATATTCAATATGACATTGTTGAGGCCATGAGCCAGATATATCGTAAAGAAGATTTGATAGACATAATGGGGCAAGAAGAAGGAACTCGTTATTATGAAAAATACACAAAGAATGAAATCATTCTGCAACTTGGCAAGGGATCTGGAAAAGACTTTACATCAACCGTAGCATGTTCATATATAGTATATAAACTATTGTGCCTTAAAGACCCTGCAAAGTATTTTGGTAAGCCCTCTGGAGATGCTATAGACCTTATCAATGTTGCTATTAACGCACAACAAGCAAAAAATGTTTTCTTTAAAGGTTTTAAATCTAAGATTGAAAAGTCCCCTTGGTTTGCTGGAAAGTATAATGCTAAGGCAGACTCAGTTGAGTTTGATAAATCAATTACTGTTTACTCTGGTCACTCAGAGCGTGAGTCACATGAGGGTTTGAACTTGTTACTTGCAGTGCTTGATGAGATTTCTGGTTTTGCATCTGAGGTTGGAACTGGAAATGAACAAGGAAAGACTGCAGACAACATCTACAAGGCTTTCCGTGGATCAGTAGATTCTCGTTTCCCAGACCTTGGAAAGGTTGTTTTACTTTCGTTCCCAAGATTTCCAGGCGACTTTATTTCAGAAAAGTATGATGCAGTGATTGCTGAAAAAGAATCAGTTGAAAAAACACACGAATTTATAATTAATCCATTACTTCCAGACACGGACCCAGATAATAAGTTTCAAATTTCGTGGGATGAAGATCATATAATCTCATACAAGTATCCAGGAGTGTTTGCACTAAAGAGACCTACATGGGAAGTAAATCCTACTCGCAAGATTGATGACTTTATGATTGCATTTATGACAGACCTTGGAGATGCAATGATGCGCTTTGCATGCGTACCAACTTTTGCTTCTGATGCATTTTTTAAGCAGGCAGAAAAAGTAAGAGCCTGTATGACATTAAGAAACCCAATAGATAACTTTAAAAGATTTGACGAATCATTTAAGCCAGACCCTACTAAAAAATATTATGTTCATGCTGACCTTGCACAAAAACATGATAAGTGTGCGGTAGCAATTGCACACGTAGAAAAATGGGTAAACATACAAGTCATTAATAACTATGAGCAGGTAGCACCTATTGTAGTAGTAGATGCAGTAGCATGGTGGGAGCCAAAGGTGGAAGGCCCAGTTAATCTCTCTGAGGTTAAACAATGGATCCAGAACCTCAGAAGGATAGGGTTTGATGTTGGAATGGTTTCCTTTGACCGTTGGCAATCATTTGATATTCAAAATGAATTAAAGCAGGTTGGAATGAGAACTGATACTGTTTCTGTTGCTAAGAAGCACTACGAAGATATGGCTATGCTTGTCTATGAGGAAAGGCTTGCCATGCCAGCCATAGATTTATTATTTGATGAACTAACCCAATTAAAGATTATGAGAAATGATAAAGTTGACCACCCCCGCAAAAAGTCAAAGGACTTGGCTGATGCTGTGTGTGGAGCAATATTTGGGGCAATATCACATACCCCAAAAAATACAGACACTGAGGTAGAGGTTCATACTTTTAGGGATAGACCTAAGCGAGTTGACGAACTACCTGAGAACGTGATACAATATAAACCTAGCCAGATAGAAGAAATAAAAGACTACCTGGACAGACTAAAAACACTATAAAACAAGGAGAAATAAATTAAATGAACTCATTTAAGAAAATCGCACTAGCCATGGTTGCAGCCATGACTTTGGGCACAATCGTAGCAACACCTGCAAGTGCTGCTGTAATGACAGTTGCTGTAGATCTTGCTGGAACGGCTAACACAACCGCTTCTTCAATTGCTACACCTGCTGCATTGCCAGTCCCTGCAGACAACACAGTTGACGCTGCAGACGCACTTAAGTTCGTCGCAACTGTTGACACAGGAACAGTAGTTTCTGTAGTAGCAACAAATGCAACAATCGTGTCTGCACTACACACAACCGCTGCACCAGTAGGAGCAACATCAGGATCTTCATCTTTGACAATTGCAACTGGTACAGGAACAACAGCAACGTTTTATGTATATACTAAAACGACAGCAATTGGAACAGTTGTTATAACAAACCAAGGTACAACACTCACCTACTATGTACAGGGAACTGCTGGTAAGATTAATACTCTTACAGTATCTGCCCCTGCTTCAGGTGCTGCTGGTACAAAGCAAGACATCTCAGTAACTGCAACAGACACATTTGGTAACAAGGTATCTGCTAAGTCAATTACTGCAACAGTATTTGCTGCTACAGCAACACTAGACACAGCAACAGCAACAACTGGTGCTACACTTTCAGATTTTGGAGTTGCAAAGTTTGTTGCAACACTTCCAGCAACTGGAACACGCTCATTAATTACATTCAGCCCAACAACTGCTGGAGATGCAACAACTGCTGACGTAGTTGGTCTACCTGCTCGTGCACTTGCACCGTTTGCAGAAATCACAGTTCGTGATCTAGTATCAGAACTTGCTGCACAGACTGCTGCTAAGGATGCAGCACTTGCTGCAAAGGCTGCTTCAGATGCTGCACTTGTTAAGGCAACAGCAGAGCACACTGCTCTAATTGCTGCTAAGAATGCAGAACTTGCAAAGTTCAAGGACGACACAACAACAGCAGTTGCTCAGGCAAAGGCTGCTTCAGATAAGGCACTTGCAGATGCAAAGGCTGCTTCAGATGCAGTTATCCTTGCTAAGGATGCAACTATCGCTAAGTTAACAGCAGATAATGCTGCTGCACTTGCTTCTTTGAAGAAGTCATTCAATGCACTTGCTAAGAAGTGGAATACAAAGAATCCAAAGGCTAAGGTTGCTTACGTCAAGTAATTAGTCCAACATTAAAGGGGTTGCCAATTACGGTAGCCCCTTTTTTGTGCAATAAAATGGTATAATCATCCTATCAGACATGTCGTCTGCAAGGGGGAAAGGTAATTAAACGACTACTAAGAATAGTAACAGCCACAGTTCTAGCCTTTGGCTGGCTACTTATAGCCCCCCAGGAAGCCCACTCTGATGATCCACTCACAGTAGCAGCCCAAGAAATACAGGAACTTAACGATAGCGTAGACGATCTTGGCTACAAGGATGAATTTATAGATCTTATAGAGATAGCAGAAAATAAGTTTGCCTCAGCCACAAATGCGAAGGAACTTAAAGATGATGCCTATGATGCCCACGAAGATGCAGTAGAAGCAGAAGCCACAGCCTTAGAAGCAAAGAACCTTGCCCAATCAAATGTGGATGGGCAGACAGCCACAGTAGCCTTGGCCCTTGAACATAAAAACAATGCTCTTGAAGAAAGAAACGATGCACAGGATGCTCTCAGCATAGCCAATATTAATGTTCAAACCACACAATCTAATATGCAGAGTGCTGGAGGAACAGGTTTGGCATACACTGTTTATACTCTTGTTAGGCAGGGTAATGTTGCTACCCCAGGATCTGTTCTTTGTTCTGGCACCTGGAACTCAAACTCTATGCAACTTCCAGTGTGCGGAAATAGATATGAAAACTTTATAGTTAAATTTACTGGACAGATAACAGTCCCTTCATGGTTTACACAAACCTACTTTGCAGGATATACGGATGATGGTTTTAGAATGTATGTTGACGGGCAACTTGCTGTTGATAACTGGGTAGAGCAAGGGACAACTTGGAGCGATTACTCTCCCGTATATGATGTTAGTGAAGACAAAACTTTAGATGTAGAAATATGGTGGTACAACGGAGGAGGCCCTGGATCCTACCTTCTTGGCTGGGGAATCCCTGGAGGATGGACTGGTGCAGGTTGTGACTATGCTGGAAATCCAAGAGTATGGGGACAAAATTTTAGTTGTAATCTTAATACATTTTCTTCTGGATCAGGACCAACTCAATCACAAATAAATGCTTACAATGATGCTGTTGCAGCACAGGCTATAGCACAAACAAACTATAACAATA